CTAGAAAAACGAAAATATAATATTATTAATGTTTTAAAATAATTTTTGGAAAAATGGAAAAAAATAAAAAAAAAACAACGTAAATGATCTATAAAATCCTCAAGTTACCGGCATTGCGCGGCGGGAGGTGCAATATCCTAAATGAAAAATTTTTTTTATAATAATATTTAGATTATACTTAAGAAATATTTTTGGATGCTAATGTCTAAAAACACATTTGGTTTTAATAAACATGATCTTAAAAATAATTGCACACAAAAAAATATAATAAAAGATTTTAAATATGTCTACACATAAAATTTGGAAACATAATGATAATACCTTTATTTAAAAAAAAAAAGTTCTTCCCAGCTACGCTGGTTTGCTTCGCAAAGCATCTTCGATGCAAATTTTTGTTATTATTTTATTTTTACAATAGTGCATCGAAGATGCCTCGCTTTAGCTAGCCACCGAAGGTGGGAACATGCATCTATAAATAATTTTATTTTAAATTAATTTGCATCGGAGATGCTTCGCTTTAGCGAACCGTCGGAGGCGGGAAGATGACTTTTATGAATAGTAATAAATTTAAATATTTAAGAAATTAATTTAATATTACAATATTAAAATATGTCAAATTATAGTTTTAATACGAAAATAAAAATATTATATTTTTCAAAATCAGCTATAAAAATTGAAGGTAAAAATATTTTGGAAACTAGGTAATATAAAACCAATTAGACCTTGAACAAATATGTATTATTTTGGTGATTTTAAAAGTTCATTACATTATGTGTTCCTAAAGTTTATTTCTCAATTTAAAAGTGACACCAAAATATTGATTTTTCTCAGATCTATTTATCTAGTGCTTTTATTTCTTTTGTTTTTCCCCTCATTCGTTATAATAACATATTCTTTTAAATTTTTTGGAAAATATATTAAAGATGAAAAAAAATATGAAATTCTGACATCATTTTCCAAATTAATATTGGATTGTATGAGTTGGATAAATATTGAATGCACTGGTCTATACTTTGATGTCAAATCTAATATTAATGATAGAGGAGTTATATATGTGTCGAATCATGTTAGTTACATTGACTTCTTTTTCATAGGATATTTTCTGGCTAAAGCCAAAAAGAAAATCATAATTCGTGGAGTTATGGATGACTATTTTCGTAAAATACCTATATTTGGAACTACCGTAGATCAAATGAAAGTAATTACAATTAAATTTGTTGATCGTAATTCTACTACAAATAAAGCTTCAGTTCAAGATTTTTATCGTAAATGTGAAGAACATTTAAAAATTGGTGAAAATATTCTTATATTTCCAGAAGGAACAACTAATGAAAATCCAACCAAACTTAATGAAATTAAACTTGGTACGTTTAAAATCCATGAAAAAACTGGGAATAAAATTAGAATTTTTTCAATTAAAGGATTAAATTTATATAAGAGATTTTTTCCTATTTATGCTATGAATGTCAAAATACATTTGTATAAGGATTTGTACGAGTTTGATTCAGTTCAAAAATATAAAGAAACATTGGAAGATAAATTATCTTACTCAAATAACATTAAACATAATGGTTGATTCTATATAATATTTTTTATAATTTTGACAAATTTTTAATTTTAGTAATCTGTCAAATTATTAATTAAAACAAGATCAAATAAATATTATAATTTTTTTATCATGAAAAAAAAAAATGATTTTTTTTTTTTAAATCACATAAAATTATATAAATATATTATAGTAATTCATAATTTTTATGAACTATAATAAAAATGCAAGAAAATCTAAATATAATCCTAGATTAAATGTCGCAAATACTGATTCTTCCAGTTCGTCTCAATCTTTATCTCCATCTCAAAGGACAAATTTAACAAGAGTATCACGTACACAACCAATAATTCCAGCTACAGCTATATTTCCAATTCCTGAACAAGCATCAAAAACTTCGGAAGAACCTATGTCACAAGCACCTATATCAAAACAATCAATTGCTGATCCATTATTACCAACTGAAGAGCAACCAACTTATAATGTAGAAAAAATATCTGAGGACTACAAACCGATTGTTGTAAAATTAGCCGAAATCGAAGATACGGATATTCATATTAAACCAATATTTTCATTAAATATTGATTATCCAAAAACTGCATATGGTTTCCAACATTTTTTGCATGCACAAAAAAATAAAATGGAAATTGTAAATGAATTTAAAAATAAAAAAAAAGTTTTTAGAGTTATGAATTTATTTGAAAGAAGAGTTGATAACTATTCGGAAGATATTGACAATGTTAGTAAAACATATTTTAACATTGGAAAATCGGGAGCCCCAGATATTTTAAGTAGAGGTTTCTTTAAGTTGTGGGAATTATTATTCATGTTTGATTTAATTGATATAAATAATGAAAATTTTGTTTCTGCACATTTGGCAGATGGTAGTGGTGGGTTTGTACAAGCTACAATTTCTTATAGAGACAAATTTTCCAATAAGAGCAAAAATGATAAATATTATGTTATTACTTTACATCCAGAAGATCAAGATGATCATGTTGAAGATCTTGATAAAACTTTCACAAGATATTACGAAAAAGAAAAACCACAAAGATTATTTATGCATAAGACCTATCCAAGTCAAGTTGCAGGATCATCACCTGATAAAGATAATGGTGATTTAACTGATCCAAAAACTATAAGATTATTCGGTGGTCAAATGGGGAAAAACCGTGCAAATTTAGTAACAGCAGACGGTGGTATTAATTGGGAAAATGAAAATACGCAAGAACAAGAAATTTTCAGATTATTATATTCACAAATAGTCCAAACATGTAAAATACAAAAAAAGGGTGGAAATACTGTAATAAAATTTTTTGAAACTTATACTAACACTTCTGTAAAATTATTATATATATTAAGCACAATGTATGAAGAAATTATTCTTGCCAAACCATTATCAAGCAGAAAATCAAATTCGGAAAAATATGCAATATGTAGAAAATTTAAATACAATGAAAATGATAAAAAATATATCGAAATAATGAAAAATATGGAAAATACCTTAGTGGAAATTCACAAGAAAGACAAAAAATATCATATTATTGATCTCCTTCCCAATTTTATAATTCCAAAAAGTTTTATTGATCCAATTATCTATTTAAATAATAATATTGCTAACAAACAAGTTAAAAGTATTAATGAAATTGTTGGATTTATTAAGGATCAAAACTATTATGGTGATGTTTATCAAATGAGAAGACAAATGCAAATCGATGCTTCCAAATATTGGATATCATTATATTTTCCACCAGCCAAAGAAATATCAAATATTTCGATTCAAATAAGAAACAACACAAAAACCATTATCGATGATAATAATAAACAAATTGAAATATTATCCAAAAAAATAACGACACCGTAATTTATAATAAAAAAAAATGAAATTTAAAATCATAAATGAATACATTTTAATTTTTTTACAAATACCTAAAAAATGGCAAATCCTGTTTTATCCTGTTGTTGCTCTTTCATCAAATATTTAATAATTTATATCATTTTATTTGTTTCATTTGTGTTTTTTTTAATATTATCGGATATAGATAAAGACACTGTTTTTAGACTTTTTATGACTATTGAAATTGTAATATTCCTAATGATAATAATATCAGTTATTATAATCATATGTAATATTATATATGAGATAATATGTGGTATAAAAAATAATATATGTAAAAAATTTTATACAAAAAAAATTAATTAATAATGTTTTAATTAAAAATTATTCCAAAATAATTTTTAAATGATATTTCTAAAAATAATCCGAAAATTTTTTTATACAAAAAAAATTGATTTTTTATCATTTTAAACTATTCATCAAACAACACCATACTTACAAATGTCCACATACATCGAACACATAGAAATATTAGTTAGGAATTTATTTAATTCATATTCAGAAGATAATTCTGAAGATGATATTAAAAAAAATATATTGTCAATATTTGAAGAATTAAAAAAATATAAAGATGTCGATTATGAAAATACAAAATTGGATAATTTAATAAAACTAGAAAAATTAAACGAGTTGGTATTTATACTAAAAAACATCGGAAAAATCTTAAATATTAAATTCACATATCTAAAAACCGAAAATAATAAACAATCAACAGAAACAACCACATTAAAAGATATGTTTTTACTAATTAGTAAAAATCATATTCACACAATTATCGAAAATGATAAAACGTATGTTTGTAATTTTCATCAGGAATCTCTATTTCTACATTTACATTTAGTCATGTTTACAATGTTGGCAAGACTTGAGACAGAATCACTACATGAAAAAATAAAGTATGCTTTTATTGGATTAATGCATGATATTGGAAAATACGAAACAGTTGGAACATTAGTATATGGGCAAAATTTATGGACAAAATTTCCATTTCATGGTGAAATGGGTTCCGGAATTTTAAATACAATTTGGTGTGGTAGTAAAGAATTTGAAAAATATTTTAACATTGATGAATGGGAAAATATATCAAGAACTATTTGTATTCATATGTGTGGTTATCATGAAACTAACAAAAATGACATAAATGCAAGATATAAGTGGTCATTATTAAGAATAGAAAATAAAAATATTAAAGAAAATTTGTATTATTTAAGTTTTGGTGATCATTACGGAGCTATTAGAAACGAATCTGAAAAATCAGATTCAAAAATATTTAACGAATCACGAGAAGATTTTAAAGAAGATATTTCTAGCGAATTTGATATCGATTCATTTTTTAAAAAGAACAAATTAAATAATTTGATCTTGATGGTTCAAGGAATGTTTTCTAGTGGAAAATCTTATACTATTAAACTAATAACAAATCATTTAAGCAAATTAGACATACCCTTCACTATTATTAATCGTGATCAAATTATGTCATCTTTTGTCAGTTATTTGCTAACCAATGAGGATATTAAAGATGATGTTGAAATTGAAATTAAAAAAATAGAACCAGTAACTGGGGGTGATTATTCAAAATATATTAAATTTTTCCAAAAAAAAAATTTGGCACCACTAATAAATAATCAAATAACCAATCTAATATCCCGGAGTTTTAAAGAAGGAAAATTAGTAATATTAGACACTGTTATGTCACTATTTGAACAAATAGATTACGTTCTGCCTTTAGATATTAAGAATGCATTTATAATGTCTCTATATTTGATCAGATGCAAGGAGCTAACGACTAGAGATTCCACAAAATATAATTGCACATTACAACAACAAATCAAATTGAATCAATCTAGAAATGTTTTTAACTGGTTACCATCCAATCTCAAAAATAGATATAAAGAATTGTCATCAAAATCTTCAGCTATGCATATTTTGAGAGCAAAAGAAAAAGCCAGACCTTCTCTAGTCCATATTATTTCATGGAATGATGAGACAATGATTGGTTTAAAAAATTTTATGAATCATTTGGAAATTTTTGCAAAATATAACAAGACAATAATCAGAGAAAATAAAACACCAAAATTAAATGATAATTATTATATTAGTTCAAATTCACTCAAAGAATATCTAACTAATGACTCATTAATTATTAATGAGGAATCTTTAATTGAAAACTACAATAATTTTGTCTTTGGTTATGATTCAAAAAAGACTAACTCATCAGAAAAAAAATCTTCAAAAAACAAAAAGAAAAAAAAGAAAATTAAATTTAATTTTGACGAAAGATCAGCAGATATTATTACTTATGTTAATCATGTTTATAAAACATGTAATTTCGAACAATTATGTGATCATATCAGAAAAAAAAATTTTTTCGTCACAACACCACCTAATTTAAGAGGAACTACATTTCAAAGAAAAATAATCATAATAAAATATTTAGAACATTGTAAATTATGGAAATCAAGATGGGCCAGAGAAGCTAGAGGGGTGGCATTATATTTAAATAAAGATAATGAATGGGTATGTTTAAAATTCCAATTAAAAAGAGGTGTTGAAATCTTAACAGGTATTCATATAAATGATGGTATTAATAATACAGAAAATTACGATATTAAAAGTGGTTATGAACATTTAGATTATCATCAACAAGAATTAATAAAAGACATTTCAAAAGGAAATCCAATAAATGGAGTCCTATCCTTTAAATGTGATGGATCATTATTTGGAGTAAGTCTATTTTCTAACAATTACTATAAAATAATGGAATCCTGTGTTGAGCAATCAAATAATAATTTAGCTAAAACAGTCCTTAATATGGCTAGAGAAATGAAATTGGATTTTGTCCCAACATTTAGCTCACAAGCAACATTTCTATTAGGAGAAGAAATGCAAGATTATATGGTTACAGCTATCATAAGTTCAACAATAGAAGATTTTGATTCGAAAAATATAAATAAATTGAGTCCTGTAGATGTTTTTTCAAAGTATGGAAAAAAATTTTTAAGTAGAATTAATACATTTTATAAAAACTTTAAGGCAAAGTATGATAATGATTGTATGACATTAAGTTTTGAAGCTATTTGTAAAAATAGAAAAACTTTTTGGAATAAGACACATCCAGAATTAGCAATTTCTTATGATCATTCTGGATTAAAATTTTTAAGCGCAAGTTATGGTGATAAAAAAATTACAACAAAAGCACATTTTCAACTAAATGATATTTTAAAAGGTACTAACTTTCAAGAACCAATGTATTATTACATATCACATTCGAAAGATATAGAATCCATATTATCTAACTTGTCAAAATGTATTAGAAATAAAATAACTAAAGAAGAATTTATTAAAATTACCAATCCAATAAATTATGATTCAAAAAATAGTGTCATTGATTTTGAAGGATTTGTATTTTATAGTTCAAGTGAACTTAGAGATCTGAAATTATCAAAAACAGCTGAACATCAAAAATTAATTGAAAATATTGATTTTGAGTGTAATAAAATTAAAACAGAAGAATATTATAAAACCCATAAATTTAGACCAGAAAATGTTGATTACTTGATGGAATTATCCGAAACTGCCAATAATATTTTCCCTATTACATCATTAACAAAAATGTTTTATTCAGGTGTAGACAAGACAATTTCTAATGTAATTTCCAAACTAATGAATCTTTTGAATTTACCTGAAGATAAAAATCCATTTTACGAATCTATTCCCGAAGATGCTAAAGAAGCATACAAGAAAAATCCTCATGATATTAAAATGAGAATATTAATAAATAGGTCAGCCAAATGGGACGAAGAAAGTTCAAATATTCTATTATCTGAACTACCTTTATTAAAAAAAAAATTTATGGAAAAACAAAGTATAAAAAAATTCTGTACAAACCTTATGATGAAAACACTGCCATGGAAAGAAGATAATCATGAAGAACGATTAAGTATGTTACTCGCTGATCACAGTTCAAGTAGTATAATTGGAAGTTTGTTTTCATGTATTGTTGGAAATATTAAATCTTAATTTTTTATCATTTTATATAAAAAAATTGATATTATCAAATATTTGAATAGTTTGCTAATACTAATATTACTAACATTTGGAATCACCATGCTCTTCAAAATCTTGTTATTTTTAGCTTTCTGATTGTGAGATTGGAGATGACCAAAAAATGGTAACCGATTTTAATTCTACTCATTACTATTTTATTAGATGCAGAGAGAATAATTATTATTCAGGCACAATAACACAATCATGTAGAGAAATTAAATTTTACAATAATAATTCGAATACCAATATAAGTATTTCTACAACATGTGATTCCAAAATTTACAAATTTATTTTTCAACAAAAATTAAAGCCAAATAGTTCATGTGAAGAAGGAATGGAAACTACATTTAGTATTTTCAGTGATAATAATTTTTTGTTCATAGAACAATCTGGCTGTTGGGAATCATTGAAAAAGATTTCATACACGTTAACAAAAAATCATTGTAATGGTAGAACATGTTATCAATTATTAACTTTGGATAACACTAATGATTCAATAATATTTTCGCCAAATATTTTAATTGCTCTCTTATCTATCATATTAATAATGATATTCAAAAATTAATTTTTTCAAATAATTATTTTTTTATAAATCCAAAAAGTTATCAAACTTTTTATATTTGTAGATGTAATATCTTATATGACATATAATTTTGCTATTTATATTTGAAGACCTTATTTTAAAAATAATTTGAGATGCTAACGTCTACAACACATTTATTTTTTAATATATGGGATCTTATACATATTTACGCGTAAAAAAGATCTTGAAATATTCAAACATAATATTTGTAAACATAGTGGTAATACCTCTTTTTGAAAAAAATAATTCCAGTTACGCTGGTTTGCTTCGATTCAAATTAGTTTGAAATAAAATTATTTAGATGCATTTTTGTTATTATTTTATTTTTACAATATTGCATCGATGCCTTACTTTAGCGAGCCATCGAGAATGGGAAAATGTATCCGGAAATAATTTTATTCCAAATTAATTAGCACCAAAGATTTTAAGGAATCACCAGAGGCGACAAGATGGCTTTTACGAATAGTTATTTTTACTCAATAATGTGATATTTGCATGATTATTTTAATTTATATACAAAATAAGTTTGATGACTTTGATTAGTAATATATTTTCTTAGAAAATATTGAAATTATTAAATATTTGAATGTTTTATTAATTCTGATGTTATTAACATTTGTAATCACTATGTTTCTCGAAATCTTGTTATTTTTAGTTTTAGTTAATGCTACATTACCCGAATTTTCCAATTGTGAGATTGGAGATGATCAGGAAATAGTAACCGATTTTAATTCTACTCATTATTATTTTATTAGATGCAGGGTACATCGATTTACTTTAGATACAGATTCATGTAAACAAATTAAATTCTATAATAATAATCCAATTGCAAATATTAATATTTCTACAACATGTGATTCCAAAATTTACAATTTTATGATTCAACAGGAATTAAGACCGAATAGCTTGTGCGAAGAAGGAATTGAAACTATATTTAACATTTTCACTAATAACAATTATTTGTTCGAAAAACAAATTGGCTGTTGGGAATCATTGAAAATGACTTCATACATATTAACAAAAAATTATCATGATGATGATAAATATTATCAATTATTAACTTTGGATAACACTAATGATTCAATAATGTTCTCGCCAAATATTCTAATTAGTTTTTTTTCTGTTATATTAATAATAATATTCACAAATTAATTTATTTTTGACAAAATCAAAATTATTTTTAAAAAATATTTTCTTTATAATTTTCAATTAGTTATTTTTACTTAATGGCATGATCTTATGTATTGATAAGTAATTTTTATCTAAAGGTTCGGCATAACGAGCATCACATGGTATGATATTTGCACGATTATTTTGATATATGATACAAAATTTTTGGTAAGTTTCATTATTAATTAATAATTCTATTGTTTTAGTTTCATCGTAAAACCAAAGGTACCACCCATGACTAATCCGATTAAATGGTGGTGTTGTCAAGGTACCCGGAAATTTATAGTAAATATTATTAGTTAATTTATTTAATATTGAAAGATCAATTTCAGTTTTCTCTTTAGATTCTAAATTATCAAATGCATTCTTTATAAATTCCAATTGTTTTTTATTATTTGATAATTGGCATAATATAGAAACCACTAAATGCTCTTCTGATGTTGGACTTATATGTTCGTGAACGAAATGTATTTCAAATGGATAAAATCTTCCATCTATTGAATTTTCACTCGCATTATGAAAATGAAATTGTTTCAAATAAAATTTTTTATTATGTTCTAAATCATCAACTAAAGATACATAAGAACTTTTTTCATCAACGTGATATTCTATTGTATAACCATTATCAAAATAATATCCAGGAGTTATTGTATAATTAATGTTAATTAGATTTTTATAAGAAGTGATTGTCTTATTCGTAATAATATTAATTGGTGTTCTTTCAACACTATAGTAATTGGAATATATAACCCATGTATTTGGATCACGAGAAAAATGGATATTACATGGTTTGTCTAATCTACCACAAGAACATTTTAATTTATTTTTATTCATTATATTATTTATCAATTCAAAAAAATTTTAAATATTTTA